CGTTCTCGAACATCACGGAGCAGATGCGTTCCATGTACCGGGACACGATGAGCCCGCGGCTGGAAGACATTGAATCTACGATTGACCGGTCGCTGCGTTCGGAGTTTTTCGCTCCGGGTGTGCGTGAGGCCGAGTTCGATATGTCTGAAGTTCTCCGCGGCGATTACGAGACTCGCGTGGATAAGGCTCTTGCTGCCCGACAGTCGGGTCTGATCACGGGTAACGAGGGGCGCGCCATCATTGGCGAGGCCCTTTCGGAGAACCCGGACATGGATCTGATCTTCGCTAACGCGGCACTGGTCCCGCTGGGTGCTAATACTCCCGCGCCTGTTGCTCCCGAGGCTGCCCCCGTGTTTGAGGCGGCGTCGAGCGCCAGCCCAAAAGCCCTGACGGTCCGCTCAATCATGGGCCGGCTGGCAAGGGTCAAGGCGAATAAGACTGCTGTCCGGGATCAGCTCATCACCGAGCATACGGACGCGCTCACGAAGTTCTTCACAGCCCAGCAAGACTCGGTGCTGTCTAGGTCTGGGGTGAAGGATGCCGGCGTGTTCGACCCCGAACAGTGGGACGGCGACCTAGCCGACCTACTGAAAACGCTGTCTGACGCGACATCGCGCGCGATTGGCACGAGTACAGCCGCGCAGTTGAAGGGTAAGTACAACCCGGAGGACATCGCGGAGTGGCTTGATACTGACGCTGAGGATTCGGCGGCGCTCATCAACCAGACTACGGCGGCGCAGATTGAGGGCGCTGATGGTTCGGATGCGTTGAAGGCGCTGTTTGTGTCGTACCTGGCTGGGCGCGTCCTTCAGATAGCAGCCTCACGGGTTGCTTCGGTTGGCGGTCTGGCGTCTCAGGTTGCGGCGCGGCAGAACGACGCACGCACGAAGACATGGGTCACTGGCGGCCCGAACCCGCGCCCTTCGCATGAGGCGATGGACGGCGAGACTGTGGGCCTCAACGAGTCCTTCAGTAACGGTATGAACGGCCCCGGCGACCCTAGCGGTGGCGCGGATGAAGTAGCTGGTTGCACATGTGACCTCGAATTTTCCAAGGAAGGCTAGTTATGGACATCGTGAAAAAGGATGCCACGATTACCAATACGGACGATGCCTTTCCTGGCTCGTTTGAGGTGATCTTGTCGGCGCAGACGAAGGACCGGGACGGCGACACGCTGCTGAAGGATGGGTGGAAGCTTCCCCTTCCTGAGCACATCACGTTCGATTCGGATCATGGGATGACGGTTGAGAAGACTGTTGGTTCTGGTGTGCCGCGGATTGATGAGGAGACCGGGAACCTGATTGTCTCGGGTACCTACTCGTCACTGCCCCGCGCGCAGGAGGTTCGCACCCTCGTGAATGAGGGCCACATCCGAACGACGTCGGTTGCGTTCATGTCTGAGAAGTCTCAGAAGGATGGCGCGACTGTCAGTGTCCGCGAGCTCCTGAACGGCGCTTTTGTGGCGATCCCGTCGAACCGTGAAGCGCTGGTCCTGTCCTCGAAGGGCTTGAAGGCTGGGGCGCGCAACAGTGCCGCGGATGCTGAGAAGGTCCAGGGCATCCACGACCACGCCGCGGCGCTCGGCGCTGACTGTGGAGTGAAGTCCTTTAGCAAGAAGGACGCTGACACGGAAGAAGCCTCCGATCCTGGCGTAACGGCTCAGGCTGTGGATGCCGCGATTGATGAGGCGATTGATCTGTTCGCTTCCGTCGATATCACAAGTTTGCCTGCCGAGGTTCAGCAGGCGATAGCTCTCGTCCAGGCCGCTGATGCGGCTGTGGACGAACTCCTCGACGCCCTTGGTGTTGTGGACCCTGATGAAGATGCTGCCGCTTCCGGCGCAGCCGAAGCCCCCGCAGCCGGCGCCCCCGCGGCCCCCGCAGCCGGCGTTAGGTCTGCCCCCGTTGCTGATGCTGAATCTGACGCAGTAACGGTCAAGGCTCTGGAGGAACAAGCACTCCAGATCCAAGCCGCGAAATTCATCTAACCCAATCTTCGGACCCAGCTAGCCGCCCTCGTTGGCGGTTTTTTTGTGCCCAAAATTCTTGAAAGGAATTGCCATGTCGGCAGTTATCGAAGCTAAGCGCGCTATGGCGGAGCTTGGCACCAAAGCCCAGCAGGTTGTGTCGGATGACACCCTGACCAACGCGGAAAAGAAGACCCGTCTGGATGCGTACCAGGCTGACCTGAAGGGCTTCTCTGACACCATCGCCCTCCACGAACAGGCCGCACGCATGATGGGTGGCGGCGAGGCCCCGGCCGAGGCGAAGGAAGCCCCCCGCGGCGAGAGCCGCTCGTTCGCTAAGCAGGTCCTCGACTCCGCAGCGTACAAGTCCATGCTGTCCGGTGCTCACGGCGCAACCGTCGAGGTCAAGGCCGCGGCGACCATTGACGAAGGTATCATCCCCGCCTTCTCCGGTGGTGCTGGTCTTGCTGGTCAGCTTGTCGCCCCGCAGCTTCTCCCCGGCATTGTGCCGCTGAACTTCCAGAAGCTCACCATCGCCGATCTGCTGGCTCAGGGTTCCACGTCCTCGACGTCGATCAGCTACGTCATCGAGTCCGCGTTCCAGGACCTCACCGGGACCGTGCTTGAAAAGGGTGCGATCCCGCAGCTTGACCTGACCCTCGCCCGCCGGCAGGACAACGTTGGCAAGATCGCCAACATTGCCAAGCCCACCGTCGAGATGTTCCAGGATGCCGAGCAGTTCCAGTCCTACCTCGAAAACCGCATGGTCTTCGGCCTTCAGCGCAAGGAAGAAGACCAGCTCCTCAATGGCACTGGCACCGCCCCGCAGATCAAGGGCATTCTTCAGCGCGCCGGCCTGGCTCCCGCTGTGACGACCTCTGCAACCCTGACCGCGACTAAGGCGATGGAGGGCATCTTCAACCAGATCACTGCCCTTCGTGCTACCTCGTTCGTGGAGCCTGACGCTATCGTCATCCACCCGACTGACTGGCAGACCATTCGCCTGGGCAAGGACTCGCAGGGCCAGTACTACGCGGGTGGCCCGTTCACTGGCGCGTACGGCAATGGCGGTTACACGAACGTTGCTGACATCTGGGGCGTCAAGGCTGTCATCACGACCGCCGTTGCTCAGGGCACCGTCCTCGTCGGCGGCTTCAAGGAGTGCGGCCAGATCTTCCGCCGCACCGGCATCACCCTTGACATGACCAACAGCAACAACAACGACTTTGAGACTGACCTGATCACTCTCAAGGCCGAGGAACGTCTGGCGCTGGCTGTTTACCGGCCCGCCGGCTTCGGCACCGTTGTTCTGACCGCCTAGTAGTACCTGATGGGCGGGGCTGGCTTCGGCTGGCCCCGCCTTTCACCCCCAACACTTTTGAAGGAGGCGCAATGCCTACGCATTACGTTGAGGATTACGAAGAACTGACTGGTAAGAAGCGTGAGAAGCCTGTCGTTGAGGCGAAGGTTGTTACGGCGCCGGTTGACGCCCCGGTTGTCAATGCCACTAGGGCTGAAACTAAGGCTAAGTAGCCGTGGAGGATCTTGCCACAGTTGAGGACCTGAATCGCTTCTCGCAGTTGGGCCTTGATCCAGCGGATCCTTCTGCGGTGTTTTTGCTGACTGTGGCGTCTGGCATGATCCGCCGCTATCTCGGGCAGGACATTACGCAGGTGACTGGTGATGTTGAGTATGTGGATCCGGTGGGCGGGGCGTATGCGTTTTTGGCGCAGTTACCGGTTCAGTCCGTTTTGTCTGTTGAGACCAGCGCGGATGGGTCTACGTGGGATCTTGTGCCGCCCGAAAACTATACGGTGTCACGCCGGTTGGGGATCGTGTATGCGAAGCCGTATACGGGCGAGCGGTGGCCTAGTGAGCCGGAGTCGTGGCGGGTCACGTACTGGCATGGTTACGCGACGGTCCCGGATGAGTTGAAGGGAGTTTGTTGCAGTATCGCGGCGCGCTTCTACTCGACTCCTGCCGGGATTGATATGGAGCGCACGGGTCAGCGTCAGGTGAAGTATTCGCTTGAGTCTGCCGGGTTCTCCGGTATGGAGGTGATGGTTCTGGCGTCGTTCCGCACGCCGAGGATTGCCTGATGGGTAGGCCTTTGGGGCGGAAGACGATCACTGTGCAGCGTGCCCCGCGTGCGATGAACACTTACGGCGATACGGTCCCGAACTGGGCGGGTTCGCTCACTGAAACGATTGTCCGCGGCTGCGACGTGCAGCCTGGCACGACGCAGGAATACCTGATCGGGCGTGACAACGTCCTGGTTGCGTGGACCGTGTTTGTTCCGGGGCGCGTGGATGTGACCGAGTTTGACCGGGTCTTGTTCAACGGTCGCACCTATGAGGTGTACGGCCACCCCGCCGAGTGGGATTCCTACTCTGGCCGGCAGGACTACACCGAGATTGCTCTCAAGGATTGGAGCGGCTAGTGGCCTTGGAGAGAGTTGAAATTAACGACGCTGCGGCGATGGCGCTCCTGAATTCCCCCGAAATCATGGCTGATCTTGTGCGGCGCGGAAACGCGATTGCGAGGGCTGCCGGTGACGGGAAGTTTGATGTGTCTGAGGGGTATACGCCGACTCGTGCGCGCGTGTCTATTGGCACTGCGGATCACGCGGCGCGTTATGCCGAGGCGACGAAGCGTTCCCTGACTAGCGCATTGGATGCTGGCCGTGGCTGAGGCGGTCCTTTACCGGGACGTTGAGGCGCTGGTATGCACGCACCTTCGGGGCCCCTTGTTGGGTTCTATTCAGATCGGGATCCGGGTTCCGAATCCTCGCCCTTCCGAGTTCATCCGCGTTCTGAGGACTGGCGGCGCTAAAGAGACGCTTGTGTCCGAGGCGGCGCAGATCACTGTGGAGGCGTGGGCTCAGACCGAGGCGCGCGCTTCCCTTCTGCTGTCTCAGTGCCGGGCGTTGTTGAACGCTGCGGACGAAACGATTTACGGGGTGCGGGAGCTTTCCGGCCCCGCTAACCTCCCTGATCCTCTGTCTGGTCAGATCCGGTACACACAGAGCTTTCAGGTCCGTGCACGCGGCACGGTAATCAGCGCGTAACCACTAACCCAAGTGTCCGCAAAACACCTTGAAAGGGGT